GGGTTATCTCGATGCGCTCAACTTGAATTATCTAAAAATCAAGACGCACCAGGACTACAACTTCACCGAGCCCAAGTGGGAATATGACAAGGAACAACCTGATGCCAAAACCGCGAACACCCGTTGGGTAGGTCAGTTGGTATGCAGCAATAGGAAGGCTCACTGCCGGCACACCGGCCTCACTGAGCCTAACTAAGAGGTGTTAATTAACCGGGTTATGGCCGTCATGAGGCGGCCAACGCCCTCAATTTAAGGAGATTTGTGATGATAACTGGAAATCTTATTCACATGATGCTCGTATCGCAAGAAACCTACTTCGTGGCAGCGCCTTACAACTGCAATGTTGCGGATGTTCTTGCAGTATCTGAAGATACCGGCATGGATGGAGAAACCGTTACGGTAACTGACGGTATTAGTGGTACAGCCATTGGAGTAGCCACATTCGCCACTGACGTAGCAGGTGAACTTGCTGGTTATGTGCCATCGGCTGGAAACCGGGAAGTAGATAAGGGCGACATCATACAGATAGTGACTTCTGAATTTGATCATGCCACTGACAAAGTTCACGTAACGCTCGTTCTCGATCCTTATAGAATAACGCCGGCAACGTAAAGATTAATCATTCAAGACCTTAAATCTAAGGAGACATGTCATGATTACAGGTGACGCGATAGACATGATGTTGTTAGAGAGTGAAACTTACTTCGTAGCAGCTCCGTATGCCTGCCATATTAAGGATGTTCGTGCAATCTCTCAGGACACCGGTATGGCTGATGAAACTGTTGTGGTTAGTAATGGCATTGGTGGAACGACTATCGGTACAGCCACATTCGCTACCGATGTAGCGGGAGAACTCGCTACTTATGTAGCGGCAGATGCAGACCAGGAGATAGCCAAAGATGGCATTATTCAAATCGTAACTTCTGATTTTGATCAGGTTACGGATAAGGTTCACGTAACACTGATACTCGATCCTTATCGGCTGCAAGTATAACGATACGTAGTCTTTCAACGCCTTAAATAAGGAGTGTTAAATGGCTACGTTATCTACACTACAGGAAAAGGTTAAAAAGGCCCTTCTACCAGATATCACTGCATTCGGAACGACGGATATTACCGCATATCTGAATGAAGGGGTAAACCGCATAGCTGCGGGGATAGCCATGTATGAGGGAGTGCTGTCCCCGCCCCTACCTGAACTCCATAAAACTGCAAAGGTGAATACGGTTGTTATAGCCGATGCAACCACGATTGCATTTGTGGACGGGGGCGCGAGTGCGGATACCATCACCGATTCGGATAGTGCCTTTGTGACATCCGGTTTTGCGGCAGGGATGCTTATTCATGTATCCGGATCTTTGAATAATGATGAGTCGTATCATTCTCTAGCTACGGTTGCAGCGGGCACTATTACCCTTGTGAGCACGGATGAGCTCACCGCAGAGAGCGCAGGGGAAGAAGTGACCATAAAATCTCCCTGTGTGGCTCTTCCTTCCGATTATGGCCGTGGACTCTTCTATGTGTCGAGTGGTTCCCAGGATAAACGGATTCAGGTTTTCGATTCCTTTCACAAGCTCTTACGGAAATACCCCCTTCTCGATGAGGACGGCGATGTAGCGGTTGTAGCGGTTAAGGGTGATCTCCTTTACTACCAGCCGATGCCAACTACTGCTGAACCCCTCACGCTTCACTACTACAGGGTTCCAACTGAAATGTCTGCCAGTGATTCCACACCAGACGGCGTACCATCGCACCTCCATGAACGATTATTGGTGAACTACGCCGCGAAGGAAATCCTTGGCATGGTGGAGCAATCCACAAAGGGGAAAACGCTCAGATCCGAGAAATTTGAAGAAAAGTTTCAGAAAGCCATGGGCGACCTCCTGGCTTTTATCGGTCCCGAGGACAAAGAACCCATCTACTACGAGAGTGATGCGGAGGATGGGTATTATTAAAGGAGAAACATAAAATGGCAGCAATATCCTTACCATATAGCGCGGCTGAAGCATTGGTGCAGGTACGGGCGCTTATAGGCGAACCAACTGCGGGTTTTTGGAGTGATGAGGAGTTGAACAACTGGGTGATAGAAGCTGCGGTGGATATTTCCACCAAGACGCTGTGTTACGAGCATAAAAACACGCTGGCCTTAGTTGCGAATCAACTTGAATATACAGACTTTCTCGCGGCTCCTACTACTAACGGGATTGCCCAGGTAGTGAAGGTATATACCTGCATCTATGATGATGGCAGCAATGGCTATCGGGGATTAAACAAGATACACCCTCGCATGATACAGCACCTACCGCAGGCAACCCCAGGTCCTCCCTATTATTACTATCACTTTGGGGGAAAATTAGGGTTTTTCCCTCTTCCTACTGCAATCGAAGCGGCACTTACCGGCCCCATTATCGTGAATTGCTCGCTTGTAGCGGATGCAATTACCGACCTGCCGGATCACTATCAGCAATTCGCTATTGTCTATGCGGCTGCGATGGCACGGTTCAAGGAGCGGAAAAATAGGGAAGCCATGGAGCTCTACACGCAATATATCAACGCCATGAATTTCCATAGGGTTGACCTTTACGAGCGTCCGGTAGACGCCAAGAGCGATATGCAGATACCCGATAGAACGGTTGTAGCGCAATAAAGGAGATATAAAATGTCAGCATTAGATTTATCAGATGGCTATACAGCAGCCGAAGCCCTGCAACAGGTAAGATCACTCCTAAACGAACCCACCGCAAACTACTGGACGGACGATGAACTCAATAAGTGGATTCAAGAAGCCTGCATAGACATCACAACCAAGACCCTGTGCTATGAGAAATCAGGTGATATTACGCTCGTTTCAACGCCTGTGCTTACTTATGGCGCTCTGGATGGCGGTGATTCTATTGACGATATCCTCAAGATTTACGGGGCGGTATATTATGACAGCACCAATGTCTATAGGGGCTTGATGAAAATTCATCCCCGGATAGTTGGCCGTACACAGGAACGGACACCAGGGGAACCTTATTACTATTATATCTTTGGCGATGAACTCGGCATTTTCCCTGTAAGCAATGCTGCGGTAGTAACCGCTACCGGCAAGGTTAAGGTTTTCTACTCCATGGCAGATGAAACTATTACCAATCTGCCCTACTACTATCAACCTCTAGCCATTTATTACGCGGTTGCCATGGCTCGACGCAAGCAGAAGATGGAAGCGGAAGGTAGACAGTGGCTTACCATGTATATCAACTCGATTCATTTCTACCGTGCGGATCTGTATGAGCGGGGTATTGATTCTAAGGAAATGTTTCAGATTCCCGACAGGGCTATAGCAGTAGGATAAAAATGAAATGGCATGTCTATTCACTACAGCATATTTATTGCAGACAATCCGGGCGATACTCAACGAGAAATCGGCTGTACGATGGATTGACGACCAACTCAACAAATGGGTTCAGGAAGCGTCCATAGATATCAGCACGAAAACGGGTTGCTATGAACAAACGCACATCTTTCGGACATCTGAGAATGCCCTAGAATATGATGAACCAGATGGGTGCGTTAAGGTTCTCGGGTGCATGAAAGGAGGATATGATGATCAAAGCGAATGGGTTCAACATTTTGATGATGATTGGCAAGAAGGTGATTGTGTATATGCCAGTGCCACATGGGATGGAAGCAAATGGATAATAGTGCTTAATGGTGGTATCGCTCAAAGCTTAGATGTTAAAACCGGTGCTTCATGGTATAGTGGTTATACTCCCACAAAAATAAGGATTACTTGGAACCATGTATCAAAAATATCCACATATTTTTATGCTTGGCCTGATTGGTTTTCAGATTCTGGTTATGAATCATTAGATGAAATAAATTTAGATACATCAGATGGTGATATTACTCGTCTATGGATATGTGATTTAGATGGTTTGTTTCATCCGCCACAGACCTATAATATTACCAACATTGAATTTTATGAAGAAAATATACTTTCCGACACCGATTACCGGGGCCTCAGTCAAATACATCCCCGCCTTGTAGGGCACCTACCGATTTCGATCACCGATGAGCCTTATCACTGGTATCATCATCATAGCAAGATAGGGATTTATCCCGTTCCCGATGATGAATATATAGTTACCGCCTTTTACTCCAAAGTTACGGAAACCATTACCGACCTTCCATGCTGTATGCGATGGCTTGCGGTGCCCTATACCCTCGCAATGGCGCGACTATCCGAAGGATGGAAAGATGACTTTGAGATGTTCATGGCTATGTATCTCAATAATTTGATGTTTCACAAACAAGACATATATCGGTCAAGGCTTGATATAGATGCACGGGATAAGTTTGAGATACCAATGGGAAAAGTAGCGAATGGCTGAAAATGATGAAATAGGCATTCTTGCAGAATACATCAGGTCCAAAATCCCTGTTGATATACCTGTGGCTCCCAATATGGAGATATTCACGGAAGAAGTCAGGGCCAAAACTCCCGCTGATATACCTGTAGCTTCCGATAAACAGATAATCGAACAAGTACCTCCTCAGCCTATACTTATCGAAGAATTGCCCTCGGCTCCCGACATGGAGGTAGTTCAAGAACATCCGCTCGCCACAATGTCCCTTGATTCGCTTTATGAAGCACCGAATACAGAGCTGAAAAACGTCTTCATCCCCTTTGACGGCAAATGGCTACCGGACAATGAACCGATCGAGATAGGGGCGAAAAACTTCAAAACCCTTCAGAATTATAGATATGCCGGAGATGAGATCATACACCTTGAGAGCGTTCTGGGGTACTCCAAGATAAACACCACCTCTTTGAGCACCTATAATTACGAGAATATCCGAAACGGCTTTCAACTACGGAGCGAATTCACCAAAAAGACCTACGTGTTGGTACATACCGAGCACGACACAGTGGCGAGCAACTATTCTAAGGTTTATCAAAACCAGACGGCAATCCCGAGCCAAGGAGATTTTGTAGCCACCGCCCTTCATACGGATTCAGGCTATTCCCTAGAGGGTAGATTCTCCGATGCCCCGGGAGGCCAGGTCTGCTATTGCAACGGCGAGGAGACTTGTATCTGGGCGGGTGAGGAGATGCGCTGTGCGGGATTTTTCAGTATCTACGTTCCCACGGTCACCGCTACTGATATCGCTTTCGTTGATGGTGGGGCCAGTGCCGATACGATTGTAAGCGATGCTCAGAACTTCATTCAGGCAGGATTTAAAGCGGGGCAGATAATAACGGTATCGGGAAGTACCAGCAACAATAATTCTTTCCGACTTGTGAGCATTTCTAACGATGGGCTCACCCTTACACTTGACACGGGTGTCCTTACCGCTGAAGTGAAAGGGGATACCGTTACCGTCACGGTCCCAACACATTACGATTATCAGAAGGCAACGGATTATACCGATAGGATTAACAATGCGATAAACTCCGCTGCGGAAGCTGCATACGTTGTCGGAACTACCGGCTATAAATGGCTCGTGTTATCGACGAGACCACTTCAAGGCGTTAAATATGCTTTGCGTACAGCCAATGGTACGGGATCAGCCACCACAACTTGCAAGATTTGGGATGGTGATTCTTTCGAGGCCGTAGATACCCCATCAGACGGAACTGATTCTGGTGGATCGATGAAGCAGAGCGGCACATTCTCTTGGAATTACAGTTCCAGCCCAGTCGCAAAACCTCTCTATTTTGAGGGCCTTTATCTCTATGCGTATCTCTTTGAGCTTTCCGCAGGAACTGCCTACATCTATCAGGTTACGCTAGATGCACCCTTTCAGAATGCAGTCGATATATGGGATGGCGTATATCGGCAACCCATATCATTTCAGGTATCAAGTGGATTATCAAAAGGCGGGGGAGAGGTCTCAGGAGATTCTCACGGTTTAATCGCTGAAGATGCGTATCCATGGATTTATGGCACTGGCCATGGATTGCGATTATGGTCAACGACTGATTTCAATAACATAAAGGTTGGTGCAGTTTTAACTATTGTAGATTGGTCTCATACAGTAACAGTAACGCATAAGTTAGATAGTGGCTACCATATAGTGATTGATTCACCTTATACACAGTATACAGCATGGAGAGCCTTCACCTATGAAAATCCTTATGATCCCGGGACTGCGAAATACAAGAACTATACCCTTGAAGTCAATGAACCCTCCTTTGCGGATTATCCTATTGGAGCTGTTTTGGATGCTCTGGATACATATAATCATATTATCGTTATGTTTGAAGAGCGTATGTCTGCTATTTGGATTGAGATGATAGCAGGACTGGTAAATACAAATACATCCGTTGCATCTGTGAGTTACTGGAATGGCACTGACTATATTGGTAATCCAATCGTGGCCGATACTACTGGTGCGGGCAAATCCCTCAATGAATCCGGATTGATTAGTTGGAACCCTCCTGCTGAAACGAGTGAGTTTCGCAAGACCGAATTCGGCATTACGGGCTACGCCTACAAGATTAGCTTTACTGGTACGCTTTCGGGCACGGCAGGAGGAGCCCACGAGGTTGTGATTGATACCATCAAGGGTATCCCCGCACAAAACACGGTTAAGCCGTTCAAGTTCTCCGGGCAATAGGCTTATGCTCTGTGGATATACCCAGGGGAAAGAGGGCAACAGAGTTGACTATTCGGTAAGCGAAGCCGCAGATGTGTTCAACGGTGACGAATCGAGCATGGACGGCATACAGAGCCTTTACGTAGGAGGCAAGGACGATCTTACCTGTGGAATCGAACTATTTAACCGCTTTGGTTCCAACATTATCAGTTCCTTCCTACTCTTTAAAAACACCGAAACGTATCTGCTTACCGGCGATGGGCCGGATAATTACAGGCTATATACGATCTCAAGAACCATCGGTTGCCCTGCTCCCCTGACTATCGCAGTGGCAGAAGTGGTATTTGCCGACGGGATAACCCGCAGGGTAGTGATATGGATGTCCTACGCCGGCCCTATGATGTTCGATGGTGCTGCAATTATGCCTATTCCCGGGATTAACAAATATTTTGACCCTGCTAAAACTGCCCGATTGGAGACTGCTAGCATCAAAAGATGCCGAGGGTGGTTTGATGCCACATATAGAGAATATAATCTTGTAATCCCTTCCGCATCTGGAGCCACAAACTGCACTGTATGGGTGTTTTATGATCTTGTAAGAAAACGCTGGTCTGAGAAAAAACCCGGTGCATCGGAGATACCGCAGGCCGCTTGGCCCGTGATCGATACTGATGGGAAACAATACATCTATGCCGGTATCAATGACGGCAATATGATGAGGTTGGAAAACGGAGCTACATGGGCAGATGATTCAGCAACCGCTATGTCTCCTGTGATAGAAACCGGTGATTTCTTTCCATCGGGCGATTTATGGCATATCACTACAATCCGACGGGTGAAAACGATTGTTAAGAAAATAACTGAAGCGAGCAAGAATCTTACAACTACACACTATAAGGATACGGAAGCAACAGGAACCTCATTGACTGCCCATAACCTTGACGCTGGAGATCCTATCAGTAAATTTACGCAAGCTGCGCCTAGTGGTACACCATTGTTCGGGTGGGCTCATCGTTTTAAATTTGAACTGAGTGCTGGGTTTGTTACGGAAACTCAATTTCACCCAATCGGATTCGGGTATCAATATCTTATCGAGCGGGATGATGAATACGATATATAACATTGCGATCAGTCGCCCGTTAAGGGTGACTAAATTGCTTTGTTAGATTTTGTTTCTAAATAAAAGGCCATACTTTATGTTTTATCATGAAATATATAATCAACAAAAGAGGATGGATTATCGCTTGTATCGTAAACCAGGAGATTATTATTGTTTCAAATGCAATCACTTTTACCTCCTAAAATTTAATATGGAGAGAAATAATGAGTAATGTCCAGAACCTAATCTCTATTCTAACGCTCCCCGGCGATTATAGGCACAACCATGTTAGACCATGGGAGCCATCTTATCGGGTCATATGGGCGGGGGAGTCACTTACCCATAGACATTACTCATCTGAAGGGCAGATTTTAACAAAACGGTTATGAAAAGTCAATCCTTAAATAACGACAACCAATGGCAGACATTCCTCAGGACGGGCAAGAATGTGCCCTTGGCCATAAAGCCTAAGAAGAAAACCGACGTGCAGAAAGCACTAAAAGCAAAATATCCGGGTGTTCCTATCCCTACGCATAGGCCGACGAGAATGATATCGGCCAAACAGCGAAGGGCGGTGAAACGCCAGGAAGGAGAAAGGCAATGAGGGATTGGAAAACATCGCCTAGATATCAAAGGGCATTGCAAAGGCTCATGCGTATGAGTCCTGAACAAAAGGCAATCTTTACCAGCGCAAACCTTGACGAGGTGTTTGCCGATGAAGAAATGAAAGGGCGACTTAATTCCATGCGTATGGCTGCAAACAAAGAGGCACAAGCAAAGAGCCTTGAGTTGGGCGAAAGGGGCCTTGGGTTGCAAGAAAAGGAATTCAGATTCGCTAAACGGCAAATCCCCATAGCTACCGCTATCGGACTGGGTGAAGTCGGTGCATCGACCTACATGGGATTGCAGAGAATCAGAGCCGATACAGAATTAGCCGAAAGATTAAAGCTCAGGCAAGGCTTATATAGGAGATATTAAAATGGCAACACAATTAGGTGCGGTTACAGGCCGCAGGATACCCTCACAGTATCGGTCCATCATTAATGCCGAGGCTTCACGACTGCCCGATATGTATGCAATGAGAGAAGATAGAAAATACCGTGAGAACTTGTCGGCACAACGAGAGAGAGAACTTCAACTGGCGGAAGAAAGCCAAAGGATACAGGAAAGACAAGCCAAGATTGCAACGGGAATAAGTGCTGCTCAGGTAGGGGCTACGGGTTATCTGGCACGAAGTATGACGGCTGGGGGAGGAACAGCCACGCCCGCAACTACGGTTCCCATTGGCTCAAGCCCTGACTTTTATGGTGCTCCTGGAACTCCTGTACCACAAGCAACCACCATGGGTTATCTCGGTACTGCTGGTGCTGGTTATATGGGTGGAAAGATAGGTGGACGTCTTGGCGAAAAATATATTCCAGAAGGTTTAGTAAAAGGCAAAGAGTCAAGGGGTAGATGGGGATCAATGGCCGGAGGAGCTGCGGCAGGGGCGGCATATGGCACATGGCTAGCACCAGGCGTAGGTACTGGTATCGGTGCAGTAATCGGCGGTGTTGCAGGCCTTGTTTCATCCTACTTTTAATGAGGAGTAATTATCATGGCAGATTATGGTTTAGTACCCAGAGCATTACGAGGTTTATCTGAAACTGTCTATCGTGGAATGGCGGGTATTGGTGAATCTCGCCTAAAACGTGCAGACATAGGTTTAGAGGAAGCCCGCACAGGATTTGAGATAAAAAAGGCCGAAGAGGAGCGGGCACACAGAGAAAAAGTATTTGGTGTTGAGCAGGAAAGGTATGCGGAACAAGCCCCAATTAGAGAGGCAAACATTGAACAGGCCAACCTAACAGGTGAAACAGCACGGAAAGGGCTGGAGAAATTAGGCAGGGAAAAAAGGGCGCTCGAAGAGCCTGTTACCCATAGTTGGCTTGCAAAGATTACCGGTGTGAGAGATCCCGAGGATCTTATCAATCGTCTTCCTAATGTCGTGAAAGGCGTAGAGGAAGGATATGGGGCCAAAGCGGATCAAACAGGCGTATTTATGACGGCCCAAGGGCCTCTCACAAAGCGACAAATTCAGGAGAGTCCCGACCTTTTCAATGCCATCGATCTGCTCAACCGAGATTACGTATATCAGCTACAATCGGAAATGGTAGATCCCGCTACCGATGAAAAGAGAAGGGCAAGATTGAAAGAGGTGCTGAAGGACAAAGAACATATCTACGCAACACAGTTAGACCACATGCTATCGCTTCAAGCCCATGCCTCTAACATATTGCCAGAAGGACAGCAAAAGGTACTTCAGACTAACATCGACCGGATAAAGGATAAGATCAAATACCATAGGGAGCAAAAGGGCAAGGAAAAACTGGAGAGGATTAAACAGACAGGCAAGGGCAAAGAAGCCGAGGTACAGTTTCAGTATTGGAATAAGGATGGCAAAAAACACACAGTCTATCTACCAAAAGCCACAGTTCCCGCATTTGAGAAAGCGATACTGGATGCGGGAGGGGGTACGGAGAAGCCGGAAAAACCAGAGAAAGGGAAAGAACTCAAGGTGAGCGATTTCAATTCCCTTATCGGTCTTATCGATAAATACACCAATAAGGGCGAAAGAGAGCTCACGCCTGAACAAAAGAAGATCATCAACGATGCAGCCAATACTATCGGTTATGAATACAAAGAGGTAACAGGCAAAATTATGCCTTCTGAAAAACGATGGTATTGGACAGATCCCGAAACCAAGAAGCGATGGACACTGGTTAAATCCAGTGGTGAACCGGGCGGTGTGAGGCATAAGATTGAAAAGCCGAAGTCATATAAGCCCAAATCAAAGAAAGCAGACCCGTTAGGCATTAGATAATGAATTTATCTGAGATACGAAAACAATACCCTGATTATGATGATCTTTCCGATGATCAGTTAGCAAGGGGTTTTCACCAGAAGTTCTACACCGATATGCCGTGGAATGATTTCAAGAAGAAGATCGAGTATGTCCCCGGCAGGGTAGTTGAAACGAAACCCATAGAGATTGAAAAGCCCTCCTTTGCCAAAGATGTAGCCCTTCAGACCGCGAAGGATGTTGTGGGAGTCATTCAAAAAGTGCAAGCTGGAGTTACCGAAGCAATAACATTCGGTGTTGTTAAGCCAGAAAAAGGTACTGTTGGAATCCCTTTTACATCAATTCAAAAAAAAGTCAGGGAACCGATAAGTAAAATACTCAAGGAACGATATGGCGTTTCTCCTGAGATTGCTGAAAGCCCTTATATTGGCATCCCAGGCCAATTCATGGGAATTATCTTGCCTTGGTCCATAACCTCCAGGCTAGTTGGTTATGGCGTGAACTACCTCAGGGCCCTGCGGATCGGCAAGAACTTGATGAAAATCACCGATACCGCAAGAAGAACAGAGGCCGCAGGAAATATCATAAAGAAAGCAGCGGCCAGGGTAGGCCAGCAAGCCATCACGGGGGGGATTGTCGGTGGCGCTCGTGTGCGGGAAGAAGATGAATCGCTGTTGCGAAACGTCCTCACTACCGCCGCCCTTGGCGCAGGTCTGCAAATGCTTGGAGAGGGTGTCAATGTTATAGCCACATCCACAGGATTCAGCAGATATGGAGCATATAGACGCTTAAAGAAAGACTTCACCGACCTACTCTATAAAAACAGGAAAGAACCGCTCAGCAAGGCAGAGGTTGAAGATGTTGCGGATATGGCGATCAACAAAGCCGCCCAGGATGCGGGACTAGAAAAACTCACAAGGAAAGACCTGAATTCCCTACGGAAAAGTGTGAAGGATATCCGGGGAAAGGTAGAGAAGGCCCGGGCAGAGAGGGGCGAACCAGTAGCGGAGCCAAGACCGGAAGAAGCCGTAGCCGAAACCCAGACCCAGAAACAGGCCTTTCTAAGGAGAATCGGCCAGGATGTAGCAGACCCCGCAAACCCCATTACCCCCGCAAATGTCGCTTTCATGGGTGAAAACCCCGCCGTACAAGCCCTTGGCATTACCCAGGAGGAGCTTAATGCGGTCGCAACTAAGGCAGTAGGGGATACCATAGTAGCGTCTACCACCACAGATGTGTTTGCATCAGGCGATAGGGCAGTAGAGCAATTCCTTGAAGAGGCCAAAGATGTTGAACCACTTGAGATTATGGAAGAACCTAAAAAGGTTGTCCCCCGGGAACCAACTCCTCTGCAGTTGGTTAAGCGTGAGGCGGTTGCAGAGGAGAAGGTTGAGCCAAAGCAAGTCCATGATTATAGCAATACACAGGTCAATATCCCGGAAAAGGAAGCCTCTGAAGTCCGCAGTTTTGCTAAAGAAATACCCGATGCTGAAATCTATGAAGACCCTAAAGATGATTCTTACGGCAGGATCGATGACCCCCATGTAACCGTTCGGTATGGGATGGAAACCCTTGACCCCAAAGAAATTGAACCTGCTTTTAAAGGGGTTGGACCGATAAAAATCAAGATGGGAAAAGTCTCTATCTTCGAGACTGATAAATATGATGTTGTCAAGATTGATATTGAAAGTGAAGACCTGGAAAAGGCAAATAAACAAGTGGGAGAAACCGTTGATTTACCGGGAGAAACACACAAGGAATATAAACCACACGCTACTATTGCCTATGTGAAGAAAGGCGAGGGCAAAAAATATATTGGCAACACTTTCTTTGAAGGTAAAGAGATAACCATTGATGAAATTACATTAATCTCAAAAGATGGAAAAGTACACCCAATAAAGTTAACTGGAAAAGAGGAAATAATAGAGGAGGCCAAACCTATCGCTACATTCGCACATTATTGGGAAGTACCAGGAAAAGAACCAATTCCTTTCTATACAGTAAAAGGCGGTAGATATGACGGAAGTACCATCGCCGCAAAGACACTTGAAAAGGAAGGGATTGCAATACCGGAGACACCGGAGAAGCCTGTTAAGGTCGAAAAACCACCCACAGAAGCGATAGGCGTCCCAGGGATCGAAGAAAAGGCAGAGGCGAAGGGTGAGGTCATACCTAAAGTAAAAGACGAGATTGATTCACTTATTGAACAATATGAGGCAACTGGCAGGGTTGCCCATAGATACCCAAAGAAAAAGGAAATCTCTCTTAGTGGAAGAACGATGTCTGAAAAGGTTGCTATCACTAAGATGAAAGAAGTCATCAAAGGAGAAGCACCCAAGGCGAAAGAGACATGGGAGATGACAAAGAAAGAAATTGAAGAAGAACACGCTTTTGAAGATATAAATACTTATGCACTTCATACAAACGCAATCCAACAAGCCCTCTCCAAAAACAAACCCGTCCCCCGCCATGTCCTAGAGGAGTACAAGGGGGAGAAGTGGGCGGATGAAGCATTGAAGAAAAGTCGCCCTAAAAAGATCGGCGATGCTCAAAAGGTAATGGGAATAGATGCCATTGTAGCAAAAACTGAACGTATTGATGGCATTGATTATGAACTTTACAATGCAAATGCGCTAAAAGACAAGCGAGGAATAGTAAGAGCTTATGATGTGGAGTCTGGCAATGTAATCAGCATGAAAGAGTATCCAACGTATGACCAGGCTGAAACAGCGTATAACGATGCCATTAAAGCCCTTAAAAAAAACCCCCCCCCCATCAAAAAAGGGGCGGCCAAGGCTATCCCCAAAGCCAAGGCCACTAAGTCCGTCATCCTCAAAGACAAAAAGCAACTTCTCGCTGATATAGATAAAGCGATTGAGAAGGCACCAGAATCAGGCACAGAGACAGCAGAAAATATGATGCACTTCGATATTGATGGTGGCGCAGATATTTGGAATACAGAGGCAGCCTTAAAGGAATTTAGAAGCAGGGTTGCTAAAACCGCAGAAAGTAAACCCCTCACGATTACCAAAATATCTGAATCCCGTGAATCAGCGCCTACCCTAGAAAAAGAGGTAGACCAAACTATCAAGATGTATGGTGAGGCAAGTAAAGCCGCAGATATTATTGAGCGTCAAAGCAAGAAGCTGGAACCCACAGAAAGAGAACAAGTAAAACATCAAAGACTTATTGATGAATTAAGACGTAGGGCTGAAATCACTTCAGTGCCAGAAGACCAAGTATCTGATAGATTTTCCGAAGTCGAAAAGAAAGTTAAAGCGGAAGCGTATGAACTTGAAAAATCCAAAGCTATGCAGGCCAAAGAAGAACGAAGACAGCAAGCAAAAAAGGCAATTAAAAGGCATTCATCCTATAAGGAATTAACTAAACTCATAAAAGAACATGATGAATATGGGAAAATCGACTTCACAAGAACGAAAGGTGAGCTTGAAAATGATCCCCTTAATTATCAAGGGGCTGAATATACAAAGAGTGGCAAGCGCCTCACAAAACATAGAGGACGGATAAAAGAAATACAGGAAAAGATAGCCAAGGATCTGAATATCAGAAGAGGATATTCAGAATATGCTAGAGCATTTGGAGGTGGTAGGCGAAAAACGGAAGGCGATTTTGATCTCTCAACTTATTGGACAGAGGAAGCAAAGAAGGGCGAGACAGAGGAGATTGAAGAGAAGATTGAGGATTTTGGAGAAAAAATCGGTGGAGCCCGTAAAGATACAGCAGAGCGTGGATACACCATGACCAGAAAGGCAATAAAAGAGGGTGAAGGGATTGAACCATGGCGTAAGAAATTCGTGGCCATGGAAAGGGTTGATGGAACTGGTTGGACTATCGGGAAGGCTGGGGATAAGTTCGGCATAAGCAGAAGGCCAGGGCAAGTTTTTGCATCAAAAGAAGAGGCTGAGGCAACTATACCGATATTCGCCGTCGCTGAAAATCACAGAGTTTATAATGACCGCGAAAACAAAGATGAATGGTCAATATTCAAGCGGGTAGGGAAAAGAAAGCTGTTTAAGGTTGTTGGTAAAACATTTCCTTCCAGAGAGGAAGGAATGAAATACATGACCCTACATGCTGAGGAAATACTGAATATCAAAACAGCGTTCGGTGAAGAAATATTACCTATACCGGAAATAGCCGTCAGGAAAGGAGTAGAGAGAAGAACAAAAGATGCAACACCTGAAATGTTTATGGAGACATTCGTACCAAGAGGGATTGAATTCGGTAACTGGAATAACCAGGAAGAGCGCCAACAGGTGTTAAATCACGCCTACGATGGACTCCTTGACCTAGCAGAAGTACTGAATATACCACCAAAGGCTTTAATGCTTGATGGTGATCTTGCCATCGCCTTTGGTGCAAGAGGACATGGATTGTCAGCGGCAAAGGCTCACTATGAACCGAAATATGGGGTCATCAACTTAACAAAGATGAGAGGTGCTGGAAGCCTTGCTCATGAGTGGTTTCATGCCTTGGATCATTACTTTGCGCGGCAGGACACGAAGGCCATCGCTGAAAGAGAAAAGGATAAGCATGGAAACTTAGTTTATAAAACCAAGGCAGGCCGATATAGTTTCCAGAGCTATGGCCCGAGCTATAAATCGAAGGTACGTCCCAAATTGCAGGAAGCCTATGATATCCTAATGGCAACCATGTTTAGGAAGGCAGAGAAATATGTTGATGACATGACTTATGCTGAGAAATTCTTTGGGGCTGCCAGGGATCAACTTGAGAAACAAATCAGTAGCATACGAAACGATTTAGACCAAGACTTGACGAAAACATATACGTGGAGAAAGAATAAACGAGGGCTTCTCCCTGCATCAAATGAACAACTCACTGAATTTGATACCCTTACGAAGATTCTGATTGAGGGTGGGAACCTTGAAACTAAGTTTATCGCATCTGAAAAGACGAGAAGGTATGGGGGTGGGCGTTACTCGAATGAAACCTTAGAGGCAATCAGCAAGATACTGAAAAGCGTTAGGAACAGGAACGGCTTTACTTCTGATCATGCAGGGCTACTTGACCGTTTATCTGCGGCAATGCGAACTTACTCTGAACGTCTCAAGCTATTTGATGATGCCAAAAAACGAATTGAAAAGACGAAAAAAATCCCTACATCGTATGCCGTTGAAGCAAAAAAGATGGATCAGGCTAGAACAGGTGATTACTGGAGCGAACCGCATGAGATGGCAGCAAGAGCGTTTTCTTCTTACATTGAAGATAAGATCGCGGGACAGGGAAACCAGAGTGATTTTATAGTTTACCATGCTCACGGCGGGATTTTCCTACCGATGATAGACGGCTATGTAGCAAGGCCATACCCTGAAGGAACAGAGCGAGTTGCTATAAACGAGGCATTTGATAAACTTTTTGAGATAATGGAAAGCAAGGAGACCGAGAGAGGCGTTAGCTTGCTCCGTCTTGAACCCGCCCTCGAAGCAGAACTCCAAGGCTACTCCTTCACCAAACGCCAACAAAAGAACGCGATCCGCACGGCTCCCCTTGTTGTGAACTGGCTCAAACGCGCCGGCGCCGACAAAGAAGTATTGGACCGGATCACTGTGGAGCTCAAGCCCTTTATCGACCTAAGGGGTAAGAACATAACCAAAACCCTCCGGGATTGGTCAACTGAAGGTGTGGACATGGGTAGGATACTCGGAGCTACTACCTTCAGTAAATATCATGCCCTCATTCAGCTTGCCATGAATGGGCAAAACATAGCCGGTTTAGAGCGATCTACCTATCACGAGTGGTATCATGTGGCTAAACGCTGGATGTTGCCACAGAGCGATGTAAATGCCCTCGCAAAGCACTTTAAAACTGAAGAGAGTGAAGCGGATTCGTTCGCCGACTACATGAAGAACTCAAAGACGACTGATAAGGAACCCGGCTTTATCAAACGATTATTCCTCAAGCTCAAGAGGATGATCAATATAATCCGCAACGGGTTGAAAGGGATGGGATTCAAAAGGCCAGAGGATATATTCGGAAAGATCAGGACGGGGGCATATAAGCCAAAAGCCAGGGGTGCGGAAACAACGGCAGTTGGGATGAAGGGGGAAACGAGAGCAACATTGAGTGGACTTGATTTTGAAATGTTGAAGGAAGATAAATCCGTCTTTTGGCATGGGACACCAAGTGGCGATTTGCGAGGCTCACATTATGGCCTTCATGTTGGAACTTATCAAGCGGCAAAAGAAGCCTTAAATGCCAGAATTGGAATACCAGCAGAAGGTGAATGGGATGGAACCCGTGAATACGGGAAAACGCTTCTTGCTGGCAAAAAAAGACTTAAAGAATTAGATCCTAAAGAATTTAACCAAACAGGGTTCAATGCTGGAGAAGATATTCCAGAAAAAAATTATTACCCAACACAACGTAAACAAATAGCGAAATACAGTGATCGATCTGAAGTTCTATTCAATTCAAAGCCAAACATCTTCCCCGTAAGGATTAAGGGGAAAATGACAAATACGCCATACACGCCACACGAAGATTTCAAAGCTAATGCTTTAATGGCTAGACAGATAAAAAAGGGGAAGGCAAAAAAAGGATATTATTATGAGCAAGTAGGTGAAGATGCTGGTTCAATATCAGCAGTCGTTCCTAATCTTCAGCATCTTGAAATGATTACCGAAGAAACTAAGCTCTCCTTAGAAAAAGATCTTTCCAAAGAAGAAAAGCTCGCCAATGAGTACGTTGAAAAGGCCCTCGGCAAAGTCCAAGAAACCAAAGTCACGGAACTCGAGCCCGAGGAGGTATCCCCCGAGGCCTACGAAAAGATCAAGGCACAAGAGGCACAGAAGCCCATCGAAAAGCTCATTGCACAGGCCAAGAATGACGAGCGCCTTATCTACCATGTGCGGAGCACCCTGAAGAAGGCCATGTCCATAGGCAAGAAAGAGGGGATCGCAAAGCAGAAGGCACATTATCAAGAGGTAGTTGCCCGGGCAAAGGCACGGAAAGAGCAGATCGCCAAGATCCGGAAGATGATAGATGAGCTCAAAAAGGTAGATACCGAAAAGATGTCACCCCAGGAAGCAGAGCCCGTGAAGGATCTCCTTGAAGGCATCAACCTAGTGAAGCCGACAAAAAGAACCGTGGCGCGGCTTACCAAGACTAGGGAATATCTTGAAAGCGATTATGACGCGGAGCTCCCCGGCTATGTGATGGAAAACCTCAAACGGCTGGACAAGAGTAATATCAGGGATATGTCGGTCGAAGAGATAGCGTCCATCCATACCGCGGTAATGCACTATATCCACCTCAACAAGCTCAAGAACACGATCAAAGTTCGCAGGGAAGCGAGACGCAAGGCAGAGGTATTACGTGCGTCTGTCGCGGAGATGAAACCACCGAAGAAGGTTAAAGATGAAATTGTCTCCTCACAAAAAAGCAAGGTGGGGAGAACCAAAAAGACCGCGAAACTCATCACGGATACGTTCGGAATCCGGCATGATCACTATGATCTCATCATAGAGTCCCTTGCAGGCCAGAATAGCACCATGGATAAGGTGCTCTATCAGGGTATCAAAGAGGGGATAATTGAGCAGTTGAAGTACAAGCAGGATACCTACAAGAAATTCTTGAAAGACTTGGGGGATGATTTCTCGGAGAAGCACGGGATCGATGATATAGGCAAGTGGCTGAACGAGGAAGTTGTTACCGGAAAATTCAGGCTTACCCGGGGTGAGAGAATGGCACTGCTTCGCCATGCCCTCAACGAAGGCAATCTCAGGCATTTACTTGCGGGGGGATTCGGATTTCGCACCAGTGATACGCCTAACAGGGTTTATAAGATCACAGCCAAGGAACTGAATGAGATATTGCAAAGCCTCACCCCTGCGGAAAAACACTTTGCAGGGGACCCGGTGAATAAGCTCTTTGAGGAGCAATACAAACGACTCAATGATGTATTTTATGCGAAAAACGGCTACCCGTTACCCAAGACCACAGACCCATACTATCCCATTGAGGTAATGCCCATAACTCTCGGTACGGATCTTGAGACCGTGGAGGCATTGGAGCAATTCAAGGGCAAATGGACCCGCATAGGCTTAGAAAAGGGTATGCTGGAAAAGAGGGTAAAGTCCAGGAAGCCCCTTTACCTTAGCTCGATAGTATTTGATATCAATCGTAGCGTAATGAAATCCGCTGCCTATGTAGGGCTTGAACTGCCTTTGAGCAATGCCTCAAAGCTACTCTATGATCAATACTTCCGCACCGAACTTGAAAATAGATACGGAAAGCAGACATGGCGAGAGATAGAAAAGGGTCTGCGGGACATAGCAGGGGATTACCAGAGCTACACTACCGTTGAAGAAATGGCTTTGAAGTTGAAAAATAACCTGTCTGTAGCCATGCTCGGAGTAAACCCCTTTGTAATGTTCAAGCAGGTTCTTTCCCTCCCCATATATCTGCCTTATGTAAAAGCAGAGTATATGATCCAGGGAATGATTGACTTTACAGTACATCCCATAGAAGTAAGCGAGCGACACAAGATATTTTCCCCTGAATACCTTGAAAGGGTAGAAGGGGGGTACAGCAGGGATGTAGCCGATGTGTTCAAAGGCGCCGCAATGAAGCGACTCTATGCTGGAAGGACAACCGTAAAAGAAAAGTTCATGGGTGGGATACAACTTTTTGACCGTACCGCTGTTAGTGCCGGTATGCAAGGGGCTGTTTTGCAGGTGTTGGATGAATTCGCTCAGGGGAAGTTATCAAAGGAAGTTCGTATCGCCCTCGATATGAAGGACAGCGACATAATGAATCTCACCCCTGCACAGAAAATGAAGCAGGCTTATAAGTTTGCTGACTATACCACGGAAAGAACGCAACCAATGTTTTCCCCGGAGCATCGGTCTTCCCTTTCCCGGGGGGCCACGCTTGAAAAATTAGCTACCATGTTCGGGGCTTTTACCAACCAAGCCCTTAATCTAATGAGGAGAACCTACAGGGAAGTAAGACGTACAGGTGATAAAGCGGCTTATGCAAAATGCGCTAAGGCGCTTTTCCTTATTCTCGTGGTCAACACCATGGGCGTTATGGCGATCGATGAGATACGGAACAGGCTTTACGGGAGAAAAGGGACTTCCATCGCTGGACGCATCCTCAACACATGGACGGGTTATATGTTTTTTGTTCGGGATCTCGCAAGTTCGGTGATCAGCAAGATAGAGAAGGGAACCTTTCTCGGCTACGACGTTGAACTTCCCATCCAGAGAGTACCGGAACTGCTTTCAAATGTCATCGCCAATGGAGTAAAAGTTTTTACCGAAAAATCAGACAAGAAACGAAGTAAGGCTGCAACTAGGTTTGTAGATGATGCTTTCAATCTTATCCTTACCATGCAAGGCATTCCCTACGAAACCCCCAAGAAACTTATCGTGAGTGCAACTAAGCAAAAAAAGGAGGCCACGGCAGCTTATTAATTATGTACCGTCATTTCATATCAAATAGTCAGCGCAGGGTTCTAGGCATACAGGATAAAAGTTCTGTGTACCGGGGAGAAGTGCCAGAGGCACAGGGAGTAGCGACGGTATCGACTATCGTTGAAGAACCGGCTCCCGCACAACAATTTGTAGGGACTCTACCCGAAAGTTATCTCTCCGAGCTCACTCCTTGGCTCGATGCGGTAACACTTTATAATACCGGTTCAGTAGATCTCGGTTCAGGATACCTCGCTGCCGATGTTGTGAAAATACATGACTCCGATGATTCCCATGAACTAAGCTTTGTATGGAATGAAGCGGAAACATCTGCGGATCGAACTTTAAACCTGCTCGTAAACGGAGGGGACCGGACCCTTGATCTCGCTGAAAATCTCAAGATATTAGACGGCCAGGATATAGAACTCCATGCCTCGGGCGGAGAAAAGGCCCAACTTGCCATTGATACACAGAATGCGGAGAGAACATTAGACCTCAGCGAAAATCTTACTGTAGCAGACGGCTACAATGTCACTCTGCAAGCCCTCGGCCAAGCCAACAGCCTTATCCTAAATGAGAACCTTACGGTAGGTGACGGTTACGCTGGCACCTTGACCTTCTCGGTTGCGAGTAAAGTTCTCACTGTTGATGAATCGGCCTCTATGAGTGATTTCGTGCGGGAAGCTGATTTCGATGCAACGACGTTTCTCTATGCTACCGCCGATAACACACCTCAAGCCAAAACCCCTGCCGAAACAATGGCGATTCTCTCAAGTGAAGCTACTGAAGCATTTGATTTTAACTCACAGAATCTTACTTCGGTAGGGACGATAGGG